TTCAGCTACTTTATTTTCACTAACAGCTTTATTAAATTCATCAATTTCTTTTTGGTATTCTTTATCAGGTGCTTGATATAAAATAAAATTATCACCTAATTTATTCATGTAAGCATCTATGTTACCATAAACATTATTCCAAGTAGATAAAACACCTATTTTAGGTACTTTACGTTCACGTTTAAAGTTACGTAAAAATGATACTATAGGATGGGTATAAACCATTATCATCATTTTTTCATAACCAGGTGTATTTATTACACCTTTAGTTTCTTTACGCTTATATTCACCACCTAACATCTTATTTGCATTAGATGCGGTTGTGTCCCAAATAAATGATTCACCTTTTGCTATAGCATTAGGTACATCAACATCATCAATTTGTAATGATGCTTTTGTTAAATTATTAAACATTGAGCTATCTTTATCTTCAATATAAGTGTCAGGATTTAACACTTTTACTTCAGGAAGCTTAGCTTTTATCTTATTAATTAAATATGATTTACCTGCTCCAGCACCTCCAGCCATGATCAACATTTTATTTTGTGATGCTTCTAGCAATAAACTTAGTAATTTTATCATGTTGTTAATATAGTAAAAAGACTTGGGGATTCCAAGTCTCTTATAAATATTATGAAATAATGGAATAACTATAATTTCACGGTAGTTGGTAACATTTCAGTATATGGTTTGGCATTTGGATTTTCCATTTTATACACATCATATATTTTCATAAACATGTCAAAGTTATAATCAATATTTTCAATAACTTTTAATTCCCATCCTCTACCTTGTATTTTACCATTTTTACCTTCACTACGAGTACTTGCTTTTAACCAAAGAATACCAACTTCTTCAATATGTTCATCATGTGTTTCATTCCATGCTTTAGCATAAGCTGCTAACTGTAAATTATATGATACATGAATGCTGTTAGATGTTTTAATATCTAGTAACCATAATTTACCACCAAAACGACATATAATATCTGTTGTACCAGCGTATTTATGTTTATCTGAAAATAAATGATATTCAGTTGATACTAATTCAGGATTTGTTGTTTTCCAAAATTCAGCAAATTTTAATATCATTTTCCAAACTTCTAATGAGTAATTAGCTTTTCCGTTTTCATCAATCCATGTAATTTCTTTACCTTCTAAGAATTTTTCAGCAGCGTTATGAACTTGTGTACCTTCATAAGCGGCTTTTGAAGCAATAATATCACTATTATGCCCTACATCTTTTAACCATGAATGGAAAAATTGATTTTTTGGAAAATAATTTAAAATACTAGACACAGATGGATAATATTCTGTGTTACGTCTATAAAAACGTTGATCTAATACATTTACTTGTTTGTTGTCTTTACTGTACTCAACGATACGTTTAATTTTAGGGTCGTGGAGGATGTTTCCTTGTTCAATCATAATGATAGTTTTTTTTCAAACAGTCCCGAATAAGTTAACGGGAAGGTATTCTGAATTAGGTTAGTGAAATTTTTAAAACCTATTTCATTTGGGTCTTTATCTACAAGTTCAACTAAATAAACTGTTTTTCCTTCATTTATCAGTTGCTCACAGAAATCTAAAGCTTGTTTTATAGCGTCTTTATCCAACGCAATATATATTTTTTTCACAGTCGATGTCACTATACGTTGCATCAATTTAGACTGCAGATTCTTACCTAATAACGGTATAGCATTACGCTTGATGGTTATAGCATCAAACATGCCTTCACATAACACTAAAGGTGAATTCCAATTAACAAATATTTCAAATGGAATTATGTCTCTTGAAACACTTGGATTTAATTTTTTATTAGAACCTGGAGTGAAACTTCTACCCATAAAATAATTTAAGGAACCAAATTCATCATATGATGGAATTATAATCATGTTTGCATATAACCCTGTTTCACAATATCCAATGTTATATTTTATGATATCATCTTCTGTTAAGCCTCTATTTTTTACATATGATAGAGCTTGTTTAGCAGTTAATGATTTATCATTTAATATGGATCTATATTCTTCAGGTAATACTACTTTAATTTCTTCTAGTTGGCTTTTTTCAACTGGAGAGACATCTTTAGTTAATGATTTTAGTTCAAGTATTTTGTCGTGAGGTGCTTCTATTACTTTAAATAAATTTACTAGCTTCTTACCTTTAAATTTACAAACCCAACATCCAAATTTTTGAAAATCAGGACTTGACTCATCTAAACATATTTCTAATTTATTTTTAGTAGAATTAGTACATTTTGGGCAATGATAAGCATAGTTACCTCTTGCTGTTGATTTACCTGTACCTAATACAGAATTTACTAACGAGACTAATAATTGGTTAATCATTAATCATAATATAACAAAAAAAGCTTGGAAAACCAAGCTTAATTTTAATTATTTTATATTTGTTAGAAAGATATTTTAATACTTATAAACGTTTTGCAATATCATCTTGAACTTTTTCAACCATTTCTTCAGTAAATTCTGGATGTTTTCTCATAAGATCTTCAAGTTCTTTTTCAAGTTTTTTTTCTCTTTCTTCAGCGTCATAAGCTGTACTTCTAGCAGCTATTAGTATTCCTTTTACTATTCTATGAAGTTCAGATCTTGAATCATCTTCATTCAATATTCCTGCAAGTTTTTGCATTCTGCGAAATTCTTCGTTTAAGATTTGTTTTGACATTTTATGTTTATTTTATAATAAATATTATAGGAAGTCTTTACTGTAGAACTTTCCAAGGATATTGTCGTTAAAGTACTCTAAAGGATGTTCTAACACACCATATTTAAATAAGTACTTACACTCATAATATGTTAATAGTTTTTTATTAGGTACTATCTGAATTATTTCACGCATAAATTCATCATGTTTACTTTCTTTTAACATATCAAGTATAGGTTTTGCTGAACCATAATATGTTTTCCAGTCAGATTCTTTAGTTACTTTTTTAGTGGTAGCTTTTCTTCCTCTAGCAATTGGTAATGCTGCTGATTCTTTCTTACCTAACTTTTTATTTGAGGTATGATACAATGATTTCTTACCAATGTATGATATACCTGATAGTTTGTGTGTTGTAATGTAAATGAATCCAAAAGCATCAGGACCGAAGTCCTCTATTGTTTCTATAACTTTTTCTTTATATAACCACATAATTTTGTTTTTTATCTATCTATATTAATGTAAATAGTCATGTCTGTTGTTCTTGATGAAGGTAGTGGTTGTGATAATTTACCAACTGCAACTAAATTTTGATTATCATCATATAATCCTACAGTTGTTATATATGGAGCAAAATAAGAGCCAGTTGCAAAATCAAGTACTACATCTGTTGTACTACCTGATATTATTGATGGATTTTGAGTAAAATTAAATTCACTTTCTCTTATTGTACATTTATATTGAGTTTCATATATTGAGTATGAACTAATAAATGAGCAGGCAGATGCTGTAGTAAAGTTGATTATAACGCCAGAACTAGCACTTGTTAACACTGCCATACCATGTTGATATATTACGTTACCTACAATATTACCGCCAAATATCAAATTACCTTCGCCGTCGTCAGTATATGTTCCATCTGAATTTGTGTATATTAAACTTGTTGGTTTAATTTTGTCTCCAAATAATCGTGATGGTATGGCTAAAACACCTATAGTAGCATTTGAAGCTGTAGGCCAAAAATGAGGATATGATAAAGTAGAAGCTAAATAATTATAAAATGAAGGAGATGGTGTGCCATCACCTACTATTGTATTTCCACTTGGAATTGAACCAGGTATTAAACTAGAGGTTGGTATTGGTGAACCATAACTGCTACTTAAATAGTTTGAGTAATATAATTCCTTTATTGAATTATAAACTAAACGTTGATATTGAGCAGATATACATCCTGTTTTAGCATCTGATAAAGGACTAAACAGTCCAGATATATTAGTTCCTAAAAAACTATCTATACCTGAACCAGTTATTTGAGCAATACCATTAAAGGTAAACGATTTGTTTACCTCAAATGGAGTCACTATTACATCTTGTGCTAATAATTGTTTATATACACTCATGAATTAGAAATCCAACTTAACGCGGATTAAGGCTTCTTTTGTGAAATCTTTAATTAATGGTTTTGATAATTTAGCTACTGCTAATAATTCATTATTATCATTATACATTCC